ATGAGTAATTCCTTCAAAGCCTTTTCCGAAAAACAGCTTGCCGTGCTTACTTGGTGGTGCAGTGAAAGTAAAATGAAAAACAAAAACGGAATTATCTGCGACGGTGCAGTACGAAGCGGAAAAACTCTTTGTATGAGCATTTCTTTCATCGGTTGGGCATTTTACTATTTTTCCGACACATCTTTTGCAATGTGCGGAAAAACCATCTCGTCTCTAAGGCGAAATGTAATCACTCCCCTTATTTCAAATCTTCAGCAACTCGGTTTCGACTGCAAAGAAGTGATTAGCAGAAACTATATTGAAATATCAAAAGGCAATATAACAAACAGATTTTATCTTTTCGGAGGAAAAGACGAATCTTCTGCATCACTTATTCAAGGTATGACTTTAGGCGGTGTTCTTTTCGACGAAGTTGCACTTATGCCCCGTTCATTTGTCGAACAGGCTCTTGCAAGATGTTCTGTCAGCGGCTCGAAATTCTGGTTCAACTGCAACCCCGAGAATCCTTATCATTGGTTCTATACGGAATGGATAAAAAAGAAAAAAGAAAAAAATATGCTCTACATTCATTTTCGTATGGAGGACAACCCTTCTTTGTCAAAGCAAATTTTAGCGAGATACAAAAGCCTTTACAGCGGTGCATTTTACGAACGGTTTATCAACGGAAAATGGGTGGCGGCAGACGGTCTTGTGTACCCTATGTTCAGTGCGGAAAAGCACATAGTAAAAAATCCCGAAAGCAGTAACTTTGAAGAATACTATATGTCCTGCGACTACGGAACGGTAAACCCTTTTTCTCTCGGATTGTGGGGAAAAAAAGACGGCGTTTGGTACAGAATTGATGAATACTATCATTCTTCAAGGGACTGCGGTGTGCAAAAAACCGACGAGGAATACTACGAAAGTTTAAAGGAACTTGCAAAAGGAAAAAACATAACAGCCGTAATAGTTGACCCGAGCGCAGCAAGTTTCATTGAAACAGTCAGCAGGCACAATGAATTTACCGTTATCAAAGCAGACAACGATGTGATGAGTGGCATTAACAAAGTTTGTTCTGCACTTAAAGAAAATAAACTTAAAATTTGCGAATGCTGTACAGACGCAATACGAGAGTTTTCAATATACAGATGGGACAACGGAATAAAAAAAGACGCTCCCAAAAAAGAAAACGATCACGCAATGGACGATATACGGTACTTCGTCAGCACTGTCGTATCAAAAAACAACGACGACTTTCTTTTCTCATTTTCCGTTGAAAGAAAATGACACTAAAACAAAGGAGGATAAAACTTGAAACTGAAAATGCCGCACAAAAAAAGAGAAACAACAGGTGTAACCTCTGTACAAACAGGCAGCTGCAACAACCATCCGTTTTGCGAACTGACAAGTTACACCCCGCTTTCCGACTGTTCGTCAAGAATATATAAATCGCTTCGTGAAGCAGTGCCGATTATTGACTCTGCCATATATAAACTTATGCGACTTACTCTTGACTTCAAACTTGAAACAGGAAACAAAAATCTGGACGAATTTCTGCAAAACTCGCTCAACTCAATAAATGTAGGAGGAAACAGGCAAGGCATTCACTCTTTTATCGCCTCGTATTTTGAGCAACTTCTGACATACGGAACTGCAATAGGAGAAATGGTAATTGCCAACGATACTTTGGTAGCACTTTATAACGGAGAACTCGACTGCATTGAAGCGAAACCGTCCGAAAACGGTCTTGACATAGACTTTTTCAACACATCATCAGGTACGAATGTGCCGATTACAAACACAAAATGCATTTTATTTTCAGTATTAAATCCACAACCCGGAGAGATTACGGGGACAAGCCTTTTGAAAGGATTGCCTTTTGTTTCAGACATATTAATGAAAATCTACAACACAATAGGAAACAACTGGGAAAGAGCAGGAAATCTGCGATACGCCGTCACATACAAACCGTCAAACGACGCAAGTGACAAGGCATTTGCAAAAGAAAGGGCACAACAAATGGCTGAACAGTGGAAAGACGCAATGCAGAGCAAGGCCGTCAAAGACTTTGTGGCAGTCGGAGATGTTTCTATAAAAGTAATCGGTTCAGACAGTCAAATTATGGACAGTGAAATTCCTGTCAGACAACTTCTTGAACAAATAGTTGCAAAAACAGGACTTGCTCCGTATATGTTTGGTCTTTCTTGGTCAACAACTGAAAGAATGAGCATGGAACAGGCAGATATACTTACCTCTGAACTGAAAAGTTACAGAAGAACACTCACTCCCGTAATAGACAAAATTGCCAACACCCTTCTGTTACTTGAGGGATACCCACCTGTCGCCCACACCGTGTGGAACGACATTACACTTCGTGATGAAACAGAACTTGCACGAGCCGAGCTTTACAAAGCTCAGGCAGAAAAACTGCGAAAGGAGATTGAAGTTTGAACGAAAAAGAAAACGAACAGGACATTGAATTAATCAGACAATACACTCAAAAAGAAATATCGCAAGATGACATTTACACATTTAATGTTCAGCTTTGCAACAATGATATTGACAGAGACGGAGAAAGGTTTTCCGTTGAAACACTCAAGCAACTTGCAAAACTTTTTAAAGGAAAAACCGGAATTTTTGACCATTCAATGAAAGCAGAAAATCAAAAAGCAAGGATTTTTGATGCTTGGGTTGAAAAATCAAACGACAAAAAAACTGTTGACGGAAAAGATTTTTACCTGCTTAAAGCAAAGGCATATATGGTAAAAAGTGATGAAAACAAAAACCTTATACGAGAAATAGAAGCGGGAATTAAAAAAGAGGTTTCCGTATCGTGCAAAACAGAAAAAAGCATTTGTTCAATTTGCGGTGCAGACAGATACAAAACCCGCTGCGAGCATATAAGAGGACGAGTATATAAAAACAAAACCTGTTATTTTACTCTTGAAAATGCAACTGACGCTTATGAATGGAGTTTTGTTGCCGTACCCGCTCAAAGAGAAGCCGGCGTTACAAAAAGTTATGCTCAATTTGAAACAGATTTCAAAAATTTCAAAAACATTTCCGAAGAAGAAATTACAATTTCAAAAGAAACAGCAAAAAGCATTGCCGAAAAAATCGAAAAACTTGAAAAAGAAAACACTTTCATCAACGAGTACAGACAGGAACTTGCAAAGGATATTTTAAAATATTTTTCTGCAAATCTGCCTGAAATGAATATTGAAACAATCGCTTCCGTCACAAACATTATGACGACAAAAGAAATGTCGGATTTCAGAAACGCCATCAAAAAGAAAAATGCAAAAGTTTCGGCAAAATCACAACTTATGCCCGAAATTAAAAAAACATCAACCAAATATTCACAATTTAAAATTTAGGAGGAAAAAACATGGATAAAGATATTTCATTTAACGGCATTGACACAAAAATAATCACATTTTACGGTCCAAAAACAAACAAAGGCGACCTCGTAAAAATCACAGAGAACTGCAAAGTTGAAAAATGCGGCGATGACGATGAATTTATCGGTATTGTCGTTTCAAAAAGAGGCGACTATGTAGGTGTGCAGACAAGCGGATACGCAGAACTTCCAAGTACACCGTCTGCATTTACTTACGGATATGAAAAAATGTCTTCAACGGGAAGCAACGGCATTCAAAAATCCGAAACGGCATTAAAACCTCGTCTCGTTGTAAAAAAAGACTCTATAAGAGATATTGTCGGAATTATACTTTGATTTACAAAAAATGAAAAAGGAGATTTACTACTATGAGTTTTGAAAACATTAAACTTGAAAAAGGACTTTATACAACAACAAAAGGATTTTCCGCCTCGCTCGAAGAACTTGACCCATCGGAAAACTATATCGGCACTGACTTTGAAGGTCTTGACGCATTTCAGCGTCAACTTAAAAGATTTGACATTAAAATCAGCGGAAACGGTTCAGACAAAGTCGAAAAATTTTTCTCTACAACCGACTCTGCGGCACTCTTTCCGGAATATATTTCACGAGCTGTAAGACAAGGTATTGAAGAGTGTGATGTTTTGTCAAGAATAGTTGCAACTACAACAGAAATCAACTCTTTAGATTACAGAGCAGTTAGCAGTGTTTCCGAAGATGATGACAAGAAGCCGAAATTTGTTGCAGAAGGTGCATTTATTCCCGAAACAAGAATTGAAACAAAAGACACAGTTGTTTCTTTGAAAAAAAGAGGAAGGATGCTTGTTTCTTCTTACGAAGCAATCAAATACCAACATCTTGACCTTTTCACAATCACACTTAAACAAATCGGCAAGCAAATTGCCATTGCGTTCTTAAAAGATGCTATTGAAGAATTGAAAAAGCCGGGTGCAAAAACCATTTCATGCCCTGTCGAAGACCCTATCTCAAGCGGATTTTTAAACGCTTGGATTAAACTTAAACCATACAATATGACTACAATCATAGGCAACCACTCAACTGCCGAATATGTTTTGAGTTCAAGCGAATTCCAAGACTCTGTTTCAGGTCTTAATTTCAACGCAACAGGAAAAATGATTACACCACTCGGTGCAGAATACATTACAACCAACGCCACCTCGATTGACGGACTTGTCGCATTTGATAAAAACTGTGCGCTTGAAATGATTAAAGCGGGCGGTATTCAAACAGAATTTGACAAACTCATTGACAGACAACTTGAAAGAGCGGCAATTACAACAACGGCAGGTTTCTCAAGAATTTTTGACGACGCAGTTGTAATTATCGGCGAATAATAAAAATTAAAAATACAACAAGGACTGTCGAACACAATTATGTTCGCTTTCCCTGTCCCAAACGAAAGGCATATTGCATCTTTGCAATATGCCTTGAAGAAAGGAGAAGGCATGGAACTCAACGAGATTAAAAAAATCATCATTTCAATGGGCGGTTTTGACATTGATGAACTTACGCAATACGAAAACATAATCAAAAGTTCATACGACAGCATAATCTCAAGGTTAAAAGACAAATCATATAAATCGGATATGAAAATACTGAACTATGCTGCTGCGAGTGCGTACTATACAATTTCTTTGTGCGAAGCGTCAAAAGACGGATTTACAACATTTACAGCCGGTGACATTACAATCAAAACGACTACCCAGCTTACAGAATACGCAAAAGAAATGCTTAACATTGCCGAAAGGAACTGCAAAAGCATGATTTCAGACGATTTTGATACTTTTGCCTTTTTCGGTGTGTAAAAATGAATAAATCAAAACAAATAAAAAGAGCATTAAATATTTGCGGCAAAAAAGCAAAAATTGTTGACGCAAACTTTGAAAGCGAATTCTACAACTGTATCATTTCGTCCACTTGGCGAAGAAATAAAACAAACTTTGAGCCGGACAAAACCGATGCCGGCTTTATGCAAAAGGATTTCTATGTTTTCATTGCACCGTTTGATATGAATATAATGGAAATTTCAAATGAAGCACATATAGAATGTATGGGCGACAAATTTGTATTCAAGAAAAAAGAACCTTATGTCGTGGATAATATCGTTCAATTTTATTGGGGAATTTTAAGAATTTGTACGGAGGACAAAGATGGATTTTTTGAATGACGCAATTACAGAAATAGAACAGACAATTTCAAAAAATGAGTTTTTAAATAAAAACACAAAAATAACGGCTTCTTTTCCCGGTAAAACGCTGCCGACCGAACTGAAAAAACATATCGTCTGCATCGGAATTAAAAATCTTCGTGTGGAAAACACGGCTATCGGAGAAAGCAAAAAAACCGTTTCGGCGACTTTCAACATTAAAATTTACACACCGTTTTCAAGAGGAAGTGCTGAAAAAAGGCGTGTTTGTGCCGAAATCACAAAAGAACTCAACAAAAACGGATTTTTTACACAGTGCGAATGGTTTGACTCCTTTGCGGATATAAACAGTTGCTGCTATATATGTGAGTCTTCTTTTGAAAAAGAGGGCGAAATAGATTTTGAGGAGGAGTTTTATGGAACAAAATGAAATTACCGAAAAAGCAAGAGAAATATCCGAAATTATGATGCTTGACTCAAGAAGATATTTTTCAACGGTCACGGAGGACGAAGAATGAAAAGCGTACGACTCAAATACAAAGATTACGCCTTTCCGAAAAATCCGAAAAGTATAGTCATCACTTCGTCAAAGCATCTGTCGGAAAATAAAATTAACGGTTATCGCACACAGACAACGGAAATCTGCAAAAATCCATGTATTATAACCGTTTCGGGTGAAATCACTCAAAACATAAATGAAGAAACGGAAAAACTCAAAAAACTTCAAAATGAAAAAAACAGCGGATTTTTGCAAATTCCTTACGCTGACACATACGATGCATTCTTTGAAAAAATTGAATTCAAAATATCGGCAAACAATGAGAAAGTTATATACAATGCCGTATTCAGAGAAAATCAAAAAGAAAAACTCGACACCGTAAAAATAACGAAAACAACCGTTTTAAAAGACGAAAATCTTTTTGACATATCTGCAAGAACAGGTGTAAGCGTTGAAAATCTAATTGAAATCAACAACCTAAAATCACCTTTTGACATTAAAGAAAATCAGGAAGTTATACTATATGAAAGCACTTTTTAAATTTACAGACGGTTTGGTAAAAGAAATCTGTCAAATAGACTTTTTTGAAATAACAAGAACGCTTTTTGTTGCCTGCGACAGCATTTATATAAAATTTGCAAGCGAAAACTTTTTACCCGAAGCAGAAACAATAGAAATAATTTTTAATGACAAAACCGTTTTTAAAGGTTACATAGACAAACAAACCTGTCAAAAAGACGAAAACGGACTAATCTGCACCGTTTATGCAAGAAGTATGGCAGCAATTCTTGTTGACAATGAAGTTGAACCGCAAATTCTCTACTGCCCGTCATCACATTCGCTTTTTAAATTTACGGCAGAAAAATTTGCATTCAAAAACTGCCTTCCCGAATTATATACAAACAAAAGTTTTGAATTGAAAAAGGGAATGTCTTATTATTCTGCCATTCACGACTTTGTGTGCCTTTGCGGAAAACAGGGAATACTGATTGACAACGACAAAAACATAATGCTTGCCGAAAGCAAAAATGAAAAAGAGCTTGACAATTCGGAAATTTTAAGCATAAAAACGATTGTCAACAGAGCAGTTCCCATAACACAAATTGACTACAAATCCGAAAACTCAACAGAATACAACAACCACTTTAAAAGTTTGAGCGTAGAAAAAAGCAATATCTGCCGAACGAGAAAAATGAGTTTGTCAAATATGCCTGAATGGCAGAAAACAGAGAAAGCAAAGCAGACAATAAAAAAATCTTTGATGCAATATAAAGAAACGGAAATAGTTTTACAAAACAGTATAAATAAATTTGAATTATTTGACAAAATACAACTGAAAACCGACGATATTTCCAACGATGAAATATACATTGTAAAAGAAATACGCACAACTTTTTCCGAAAAAGGCACATTTGTAACTCTTTTACTCTACAAAGAAACAGAAATGGAGGCAATCAACTATGTGGATTAGTGAAAAACTTGCAGTTTCCGACAAAAAAGCGACACCGAAAACAGCAAATACGGCAACAGTAACGGCTTCACAAAACGGCTTTTTTGAAGCATCGTGCGAATACGGAATTCGCTCTGCCGACTTCTATTTCCCTTACGGAATTCGCTCCGTTGCACCGACAGGTTTTAAAGTTCTTTTTTTAAATTCTCAAGATGAAAAATGTATCTGCGGATGCAAGTCCGACTGCTCTGATATTGAAAGCGGAGAAGTTGAGATATTTTCACAGGGCGGAGCAAAAATCGAGTTAAAAAATGACGGCAGCGTCATTATTAACGGACTTGTCATAAACTCGGAAGGAGTGATTGAAGACGGCGAATAAAATTGCAAACGGCGACTATGTTTTTGAAAACGGAAAAATCGTAACCGTCGGTCAAAAAGAACAACTTATACAAAACATTAAAACAGAACTTTGCTGCAAACTCGGAGAATTTTATCCCGACAAAAATTTCGGAAGCACCATAAAATATATTTTTCCGAACAGTTTTCAGGAAGAAAATGTAATATGTGCCGTAAAAAGTTGTTTGTCGAAATATAAAAACATATATGTTAAATCGGCGAAAATAAAAGGAAATGAAATTACGCTTGATTTAATCATCAACAGCGACAATGAAAGAGTGGTGATATGTTTATGACAAACACATACGAAGACATTTTAAACAGAATGAAGAAAACATTTTACAACGAAAGCGGAGAAAATCCCGACGAGTCGGGAGAAATTCTTGCAAGACTTAAAGCTGCCGCAACCGAGATATTTTCACTGTACGCATACGGAGATTTCATTACAAAACAATCGTATCTCAAAACTGCGTCGGGAGAATATCTTGACAGAATAGGCGAAAGTTTTTGTTTGAAAAGAAAAGGCAAATGCCACGCCTTCGGCGAAGCGACATTTTCCTGTGCCGAAAACGAAGAAACTACGGTAACAATACCTAAAGGACTGATAATCTGTTCATCAGACGAGCCTTATATACAATATGAAACTCTGGAAAGTGCAAGCGTTTCGGCAGAACATCCGCAGGCAACCGTAAAAATCAAATCTGTTGAAGCAGGCTCAAAATATAACCGTCGTGAGAACTTTACGGACACTATGATAAATCCGCCTGCAAAAATTGTATCGGTAACTAACCAAAGTAAAATTACAGGTGGTTTTGATGATGAAACCGATGACAAATTCAGAGAGAGAATTTCCGTATTTTATAACAGATATTTAAACGGATACAACAAGGCATCGATAGAAAAAGTCATAATGGATTATGATGAAGTGAGAGATTGCTTTGTAGCAAACCCCAACAAGAGCAACAACATATATGTATATATACGCCCTAACGAAAAAGACCTGACAAAAGAATTTACAGATAAAATAGAAAAATCTTTTGAATACTTTAAACTTCTAAACGCAAAACTTACAGTTGAACAAGCTTATTCCAATGATGTATTTGTTCGTATGACTGTCGGAAAAGACGCATATAAAAAGCGTGATGAAAAGGAACTCACAAAAGAAATCAAAGAAACAATTTTAAAAATCAACTCACAGACAAAAATGGGCGAATATCTGCGAGTATCTGAACTTGAAAATGAAATCAATAAAATTGACGGCGTATGTGAATGTTCGCTTGCCTGCCTTCGTTCAGAAGGCGACCTAATTATATGCGACCCTAATCATTTCAGTGAAATGACTTTATATGAGGAGATTAAATACTATGATGTCTGATATTTCAACACGCCTTGAAAATCTTTCAAAGACTCTCGGGCTTAACGGTAAAATCGCAAAGTCGGAAATGACTGCCATCGGAAACGAACTTGAAAGACTTTTATCATACTTTGAAGAAACTGAAAACGGAGTATTTCTCTCAACTGCCGACGGTGATTTTTTAAACGCCTTTCAAAGAGAAATAGAGCCTTTTAAAGATGAAGCCGACAATGAAAAAATGGCACGAAAAATGAATTTAACGACAAACATTTTCAATCTTCAGTTCTTTGAAGATAAATTAAAAAAACACAATATAAGTGCAGATTATCTTAAAGAAGAAATTAAACTTTCAGGTGTGAATGAAAAAAACATCTGTGAAAAAGCAGAAATATTGAACTTTATTATAAACTATTCCCCGATACATACGAAAATCACTCTTTCAAAAAGCGGTAAAAGTTGGGCTGTTTTTGACAGTTTAAAATACAGTTTCTCAATGTACGAAAATGCAGGACTTTCGTGGAATATGATTGAAACAATTTGAAAAAAGGAGAAAATATGAGCAGTACAAACAAAACATATTATATGGGACTGAATTCATGGGTGGGTGCGGATGTTCCGAAAATGGAAGATTTTAATGCTGACAACGAATTGCTTGACGCATTAATTTCAGAGCATTTCAATGACGATGCCATCCATGTTACATTACAAGACAAGGAAAGATGGGACTCGCCCGTTGCTGTTATGACTTACTTCGGGACAGGAGAAGATGCGAGAGAATTGCAACTTGACTGTTCTTTTATTCCGTCTTTCATAATAATATTTCCAAGCGGTGCTCCGACAACACTGACTTTCTTTGACAGTCAGCACAAAAAGAACTTTTTTGCTTTCGGAACGCAGGGCGGTTCTTCGGCAGGTATATCAATGGAAGGGAAAACGGTTACGCTGAGAAATGAAGAAATGCCTAAAATCAGAAATGAAGCAAGAGATATGAACTACTCCGGCACAAAATATGTATGCGTAATGTTTCGGTAAATATAATTTAATAGCATAAAAAATGCTCCTGTGAGATTAAAACTCACGGGAGCATTTTGATTTTTGGTATATTATACTCGTACTCGTTTACTTATTCTTTATTTTTACTCATAACTTCAAGTGGGTCAACAAACTTTGAATTGAGTTTTGTTTCAAGATGAAAATGGCTTTCCTGTGCACTTTCGCAAGGAATTGTTCCGACAACTCCTATTGACTGACCTATTGAAACAGTGTCGCCTTTTTTGACATTTACATTTTCAAGTCCTTTATAGATTGCAACGAGTTTTCCGCCGTGGTCAATCTCAACGACATTGCCCCACATTCCGTCTTTTTTAACAGACAAAACAATGCCGTCGTTTATAGCCTCAACCTTTGTTCCGTTTTTACATTCAAAATCGACTGCGGCATGAGAACGATAGTCCTCCATTGTTTCATCATACGCAAGTTCCTGTGAAAAGTTTTTCTGTACTTTCTCCCCGACAGGATACTTGTAAAAACTTTTATACGGAGTATTTGTTTTTCCCTGCGTCATTGAAACAGGTTCTTTTTTTGTCGTCGGCGTTTTTTGAGTAACGGTTGTCTGTTTTTCGGTTTCTTTTACCGTTACTGCGTTTTGCACCTGTTTGTCCTCTGCCTGAGTTTCTACCACCGTTGTAGATTTATTTACCGAATTTGACGGTTTTGCAGTAACAAAATATACAATCACGCCCAAAGCGATGATTGAAATGCAAACTATACTGTAAAAAAGCCGAGTGTTTTTATTTGTTTTTGAACTTTCTTTTTGCAT